TCTGTCATTACAATTACTGAATTTGTTGGTTCTCCAGGTACAACCCTATAAACCACTGCACATTTTTTTTTGGTATCGGTTATTCTACCAATATGTTTTAATGCCATTTTATTCTCCTTGTGGCGGTTGTTGTTGTGCCACTGTTGCTAAAAATGTTTCAAGTTTGTTATACACCTGACCTACAGTCATCATTTCATTTGGCTTAAATGCTCCACGTGAACTTGCAACATCAATAATTTGTTTGATATTTCCTAAATCGTTTACAGTAAGTTCTGGACCTGGCTGTTGCTGTTCTGGTGCTGGCGCCGGTGCTTGTTCTTTTTGTACCGTTTCTTTTTCGGCTTGATCTGCCATGTTTTATCTCCTATATTGTATATATACGCACTTTATTTAATTATACTTTAAAAGTGGACATGCCAAAGTGAAATAACTAAGTTCTTTCGCATCTTCAAATCCAACTTTTAACCTTGTATCTAGTCCATTTATTTCTGCTACTGCTAAAGTAGTTCCTAGATAATATCTGCCTCTTAAATTTTGTTTTATCCATTTATCAAGGCTAACTTCTAAATTGTATTTTTGAGGTATAATCATATATTCAAAATGAGGAGGCGGAACCTTCATTTTTCTAATATCAAAAAAATTTAACACATTAGGTTTATCTTTAATCATGCTGCCTGATCATAGTGTGCAGTTGCACCAAATGGTGCTTGTAAATTTTTATCTGAATTACTATGTATTACAAATATAGTATCACAGTAGTCAGCATCACCCCAACTATCCCAAGGATAACCATCTGTAAACATGATAAATTTGTTTGGCACAATATCTTGATCTTTCATGTATTTCCAGTTACAATCAAAATCAGTACCACCTCCACCAAACACTTCATAGTCTAACAAGTCTTTACCGTCATCTGCTCTAAAGTCTTCTTCGTTATACACTTTGGTATCGAAAGTCCATAGTTTAATTTTGTAATCTTTGAATTCTTCCATAATGCCTTTTATTTCGCCTAAAAAGTCTTGTGCTTGATCATTTCCTATTGAACCGCTCATATCAATTGAGACTGCAATGTCAATTGTGTCCATAAAATTCATACCTGGCAACACTGCTCCTGTATGCCAACCTTTACGTGATGGACGACTAAAAGTATAATCATTTCTAATTGTGGACTGTATTTGCTGTCTAATAAGTTCACGCCAATTCATTTTAGGTTCGGTAAGTTGTTGTATTAATCTTGCAACTTCTCCTGGTACGTTACCTGCTCCTGCACTTTGAGCGGCTTGTAGCATACCTTCTTTGATTTCATCTTTTATTTTTGCAATTTCTTCTTTTGTATATTTAGGCTTACCCTTGCTTACATTGTTTCCATTTTTATCTTTTCCATCTTGACTTGCACCTTCTTCACCTTCTTCACCCTCAGGATCGAGATGTTCGTCAAGCATTTCACCTAATTCTTTTAGGAATTCTTCCCCATTCTTTTTTGCAGTTTCATAAATTTCATCATAGATTTCTTCTGATGTCCAAGACTCATATTTGAAATCTTGAAAGCAATCAACAATTTTTGGTTTTTCTCCGATACGATCTCTAACAAGAGTATTGTTCACTTTATAATCTGCGGCAATATTATATATTTTTGGATGTCTTTTATCTCTACGTCCTAAATGATCAAATACTAAATGTAATATTTCATGTGCAATCACAAATTCAATTTCTTTATTTCCCATTGCATGAAAGAATTGTGTGTTAAAAAATAAATTTCTGCCATCGACTGCGGCAGTCATCAACCAATCATCAGCGGCAACAATACGCAATCTAGTTGCCATATTACCAAACCAAGGATGACGTAATAATAAACCAACACGAGCAACAATAATGCGTTCTACAACCTCTACACGCATTTCTTCAAGTTGTTCTTGTGTAATATTAGGATCTGGTTGCCAATGTTTTAATTTAGTTTGTGTATCTTTAGTGGACATAGTGTGCTACCTATCTCTGTTTATACTACTAATATAATACTATTTACGACAAAAGTCAAGTTAAAAAGGGCGTTTTGGAGAGATCGCCCAACTCTTTTTTGGCTTAGGCGCTCTGTGCGGCAGTAATATACTTTCCAAAACGCTCGTGAAATTCATCAAAACACGCAACTTCATCTGGATCAATAGGAAGAGCATACTGCGTAAGTGCAAGTTTGATACCCATTACAACCAATTCAGTTTCAAAGTTGTCCATAGCAAAACGTAAAAAGTTATTGACCATATCGTCGAACTTTGAGCTTTTTTTGTCATGTGCTTCTTTAAGCTCATAACAAAGTGAGACAGTCAAGGAATACATAGCACTGATTTCTGTTGCCTTAAGCTCTTTTACCTTACCACTTAGTATATCACTTGGATTAGGCATCTCGCTTGCAACTTTTCTGTGTGCCATGAACTTCACAGCCAATCCTTCACCGACAGATCCTGAAACAAGATCTGTGAGTGTTTCTTCATCGTCCTCATCATCTAACAGTTCTGATACAAAAGACCAAGAACGGGGTGTTGCGAACGAACGACTTGGTGACCTAGGATCAAAGTCATACAAGTCTTTTTTGCTAAACTGCAAATAACCCACAACGTCTTTGTGTTGACTATTATCTACAGCCCACTGAAACCAATCGTCAAAATCAACTGCTAGTTCCAAGTGTACAAATCTGTTAGCCAACGGAGCAGGCATTCTGTATGTAACACCTTTGTCGGCTTCTCTGTTACCAGCGGCTACTATAAGCACGTTATCTGGTAATGTATATTGCCCTACTTTACGATTAAGAATAAGTTGATAAGCAGCCGCTTGTACCGCAGGTGCTGCTGAATTCATTTCGTCTAAAAACAAAATAATCCATTTGTGTTTCTTTGCAAGTGCCATGGTAGGCAGTTCTGCTGGAGCCGCCCATTGCATTGAATTGTCGTTTGCGGCGTAGTATGGAATACCTTTAATATCTGTTGGTTCCCAAAGTGATAATCTAACATCAATTGTATATGCTGACATACTATGTCCAATTTGATGCACAATATCTGATTTACCAATACCTGGAGGTCCCCATAAAAATATTGGACGTTTTTTCTTAAAAGCTCTTGTAATCGATTTTTTTGCTCGATTAGGCGAAACTGTACGTGTTGCTACTGCTTCCATAGTGTATTCCTTTTCTTGTTAATCAGTGCTAATGTTTAACTTACTCTATTAATATACTATAGTTATGTGTGAAAGTCAACCACTTTTGGTTAATTTTTATGTCTATTCATTGCTTTTGTTAGGCCGTATTTTTTTATATCACCAGAAAATAAATGCAGTTCCATTGCTTTTCTTTCATCTAAAACTATTATACTATGTCTATGCAAGTAATAAGGACAAGTAATAAATTGGTCTAACCATATGATTGTGTTAGTTGTTAATTCAAAGTCTTTAGGAAAAGGAACATCATATGTTGCTAGTTGCAATTCATTTCTAACAAAATCATAACCTGTATCTGTAAGACGCAAGCCGCCTGTTTCTTTTGCTCTGGTGTTTTGCCACCAATCACTCATGTATTGTTTTAAATTGACTTCACTAATAGCTATATTCTTTTGTTTCAAGAATACTTTAGTGTAGGTTTCTTTCCAGTTCATTCTGTAATTGTTTCGCCTTCTGTAAGTTTTATCACAGTAAAATCTTCAGTGGCAAATGTTTCATTTAATTTTTTAGCTAAATTAAGTGCATGTCCTGGATTAGAAAAACTTACTTTCTTATATTTAGGTCCAGGATAATTTGTAAGAATATTAGAACTTTTAAGATTGAAGGGAGAACCTTGATAGAACACTGCCCAAATTGCTTCAGCTTTTAAAACTTGATCTGCTTTATATGTTTTTTTGTCTATTGTTTCTAATAATATAGTAGGCTTGGGTCTACTCATATGCGTTCCTTAGTTATATACGCATATATTTATCTTTTTTTACCAGCCAGATCCGTCCAGACGAACTTCTATATTTTCTTCAGTGTCTGATTTTTTCGCAAGTATTTGTTCTAAATCACCATTGAGTCTTGCCATTACAATACCCAATGTAAATGCTAAATTTTTAGCTTGTGTTATATCCATACGTATATCTTTAGATCTACTTGATTCTGCACCTTTTACTTGCTGAATAAATGCTTGTATGCTTGCAGTATTTAATGGTTCATTTGTTTGCATTACTTAGTGCCGTTTTCATTTCTAATTTTGTTTTAAAAGGTCCTTTAGTTTCATAACGTTCAACTGTAATCAGTTTTGGACAAAAACTTTTTACCCAACCTTTTTCGAAATGGATAATATAAAATCCTGCACAGTATAAACTTTTAGATTTGTTAGATTTTGTAAAAAGCGGTAATCTGCGTTTTACATCTAACACTGTGTTATACGGAACACAACTTGTAGGATATCCATTAACTTCTAAGGGAATTTCTTCTTTGATATCAAGTTTATCAAAAAATATTTTCTTTCCTAAGTTTTCGCTTATTTCACTTTGTGTCTGAAATAAACGTGTTACACCTTTTTGATTAACGATATAGTTTTCTTTATCCCATGAAATTGTAGCTACATTTTCACCATGTTCTTCTACAATCCAGAATTTGTCCTTTAGGACTTCTTTTGCCTTAATCATTTTTGGTACCTCGCCTGTAGTGGTTGTGCATATTGTGCCGCTTGATCAGCGATACGTTGCATATTCCATTTAGCACAGAACTTCAATAAACGCATACCTACTTGCGTTATATTTTTTGTTTGTACTGTACTAATGGTGTTGTTAATTAGTTCTTTTACTTCAACTGGCTGTGCAGATAAATCACACAGTGTTACATTTCGATTGTAATCATCTAGCACACGATGTTCTTGTCCATTATGATCTACCCAACGTTGCAACATAAGATTATTCCAATTATAACCTTTTGTGTGTTTATCGTCAAATGCTTCTAGCAAACCAACTTTATTTCGTGTACCCTTTTTGCGAACACCAGGATAAGCACTAAAAACATTGTCACTAGTGTCACCCCGCATGCACTTCTCAAATAGTTGCCATTCAGGATTGGGTTTTGCTCTTGGCTCTTTAGTTTTTTTATCTATTACTTCTCTACCTTTATCGTCAAAGTATCCTTCATGTGTGATAGTTGTATTACTTACACCATTGTATTGTTTCACGTTTGGTGCAATTAGTTGTGCAAAATCTCCGTCCGTTGAAATAATTACATGTTTATCCTTAGGATGATTCTGTATCCAGCCTGCAATTAGATCGTCTGCTTCTAGTTGTGGATGTTGTATCATTGTACAATTAGTTTTTGTATGTACAAAGTCTTTAAATTCGTCGAATATTTCCCAGAAGACTGTATCTTCTTCTTGTTGTGCAGGAGTCATTGCGTCTCGTGTTTCTTGCCTATTGCGTTTGTATGGCTCGTAATAATCTTTACGCCAGCTACGACCTTCTAAACAAAATACAACATGATCTGCATCAAAGTCTTTCCATGCTTTTTTAATACTGTTTAGTGTAATATGTAATGCCATACCTACTTTTGTATCAAGATCTCCACGTACAACATGTCTTGCACGGAAAAATGTATTTGCAGTATCTACAAGAATATATGTACTCATTGCCAAAGATTCCTCATTCTTTTTGTAAACAGTTCAAAACTTTGTGATAATGGTATTTTAGGATAATAATCTTTAATACTCATACCACGTTGTGCTTCATCACGTATTTTATCTCTTCTATCTGTATCAAGCACTTCTAATAATCTCACTCTATCTTTTGTTCTAAATTTTACAGCCATCAATGGATCACCACGTTTAAAACTTAATGTATCTACATCTTTACTCATAAAAAAACAAAAGTTTGTAGGATGTATCCACTTACTAATATTATACTCACCTATCACATTTTGCAACCGAATATCTACCAAAGGAACATCTAACACTTCCATTATTACATTTGGGGTATTGGTAATAAAATGGTATTGCAAATTAAAATGTATCATAGGTTGTCCATATAGCAACCCTGGCTCTGCACCCCCTATTTGAATAAATCCATCTAAAGATTTACCTTGTTTATCATTTAATATTTCAAAATTTTTGTCATCCAATCTGCGAATTGTCCAATCTAATGGACTGGTTATAACAAACACGTTTTGCAAGTAATCTTGCACCACAGGACACATAAGGCTTTTTAGTTCGGCTAAACTACGCAAATACTTCAGTGAAGGAATAGGTTCTTGCACTAGACAATCGAGCTCGTAAGGCATCGTTTGTCCTTGCATTCCTTCTAATAATCCAAAGTATTCTATTTGTGTCAACTTATTTCACTCTTTCCTTTACTTATAGGTACTACATTAATATAACCCGATCCGCGGTCTTTGTCAAGCCCTTCATCGTCCAAAATATTACCAACTATGTCTCTAAACCATCGATCAACAATTTCTTCTTCGTTGTCATTAGATACACCATAACCTGCATCTATAAGTTGTTTTATAAAATACTTGTTCCAATCTAATTCAAAAAAACCATTTCTTACATTTTTTTCATTTACTTTTACATCAAGCACACCTACCCAAGGCTGTTTTTTACGTGTTGCATACTCCTTAGGGTCTCTTTTAGAAAGAAGTTTTTCTTCTTGTTGAGCTAATTCTTTTTTATCCTTGTCTAACTTTTTTTGTTCTTCTTCGAGTCCAGTTAGTTTTTTTATAAAGTTTTTCATAATCCTGCCTTTCTTAAATCATCTGAAGGATCTTTTACATGCTCTTTTATGTTTTTTTGTTTTTCTTCTTTGTATTTTCTTAATTTATCTAATTCGTTCAATGGATATATTAAGTCAATAGTGTTAATTTTTTCTTTCTTTTTAAAAAACTTTTTAACAAATTTAAACATATTAAGTTCCTATTGCATTACCAAACAAATATACATGTACTCTTGCCGCAACATTATAACCGCGTTTAAATGCTCTAGCCGCAACTTCTCCTGCTGTCGCTTCTTGTTCTTCTGATCTTGCACCCACCGGCATAATCCATACTGGCCATTTAACTCCTGCATTCCGCATTTGTGCTACAACACTTTCCATTTCATCCCACTGTTCATCATTATTGCCAACAACAAATTTTAATTGTCCTTTTTGACTAAGATCATAATATTCAGCTACATGTTCTGG